AACAGTGGTTAAGTTTGTAGTAGACAAAGCTGCAGCAGAATTTTTAAATCTTACAGCCATGTCTTAACCTTTCCTTTTTACGTTTTTAATTGTACCTTTATTTGCAGAAGCATAAAATACTTGCCCACCTTTTTCCCTTCCATATATTTTTTTCATGGAAGATTTAATCTTTTTACCTTTTTTAGTTAGAGGCATCAGTGAGCAAGTATTTCTATTATGCTAATTATTATGATACTGCAGCACTAAATGGTGTAGCTTCTGTACCAGATGCAGTAAGTACGCCTTTTACCGTGTACTGATTTGTTGCAATATCTACGAGAGTGAGTTCATCTCCAATAGAAACACCACCTGTTGTTGTACCATCAAGAGTAATAGTATCTGAAGCAGCAACAGTATTAAATGATATTACAGTGTTACCACCATCCTGATGAAGAATTACAGAACCATCAATCGTATCAGTTGCATCTGCCACTTGTATTTTGTAGTTTGAAGTGTTTACAACTGAAACAATAAATTGGAACTCTGCACCAGAACCTGTAGCTGCTGGTAGAGTAAAGGTGGCTGCTGCGTCACCGCCTACTTCACCCATAAGCAGTATACGACCTGCATGATCTGCATTAGTAAGAGTAGTATCTGCTGTAAGTGTTACTACATCTCGTATAAAAGAACCGCCTAGAGTAGTTGTACCTGCAGTAACAGTTAGCCCTCCTGAGTCAACAGTAAGGCCATCTTCAATAAAAACGTCTTCAGGGACACGGGATACTCCCTGAGTTAGTTTAGAACTTGTAGCCATTTTTTATTCCTTTCTTAGCTATTGTATTAAAAAGACGATGAGGTTGTATAAACAGAACTACTTGATCTAGGAATGTACGTTGATCTAACATAGTCAAGTCTATTAATTAATAAAGTTTGCATATTTTTTATGCCTTCATTAAATAGTGCAAAACTTCTTTCATATAGAGGAACTTCACTTCTATACAAATATGTATAAGCTACAGCACCATCTACAATTACATGACCAAATCTATCTGGAATGGTTGTAGTATCTCCATGTGCCGACAAGTCAACACTTGGATGGGTAAAGTAATCAAAAGTTAAAGTGTAAGCTTTATCTGGAAAAGGATATAAACCATAATTATTATTAGGATGTCTAAATACGTGTGTAGGTATACCTCCTGCATCTATCTGCGCTACAGTAGTTCCAGTAGAATGACTTGCTGCCGTAGTGCTTTCTGCACCTCTTGTAGCACCTGTAAATGTAGTTGAGGTAGTTCCAGTATACGTAATATTTTCAGATCCAATAATTATTGTTCCTGATGAATCAAAGGATGAAGTGCTAGATACAGTGATAGTAGTATCACTATCTGTAATACCACTGCTTAATGTAGTTGTTACTGTGTCATCTTCTTGATTTACTAGTAAGTCAATGTATTCTTTATAATCTAATACTGCTATGTGTCTAGCTGCATTACCAAATGTTTCACTTTTTCTAATTCTAAATGTAGCGTAATCAACGTGTTTTGTGTTTGAAGGTAAATCATATTTCACTACCCCTGCAGTTAAAGTTTTATTTTCTTGTGCTGCATTAAAAGGCCAGTTAAACTCACGTTGATTTATGTAACGAATAGCTTGATTAACAGAGTCTTTTACTTGTATCTGTATACCACGGGCCGTGCTAAAGTCAGTAGAAGTAAGTTGCACTTCATTTAATTTAGCAAGAACACTGTTTGTATAAGTTAAAAAAGTATTTGACATCTAGTATCTTTCTGTGAAAGTAATGGAGAGGGCATTCGTAGTTACCCTCTCCAAACCTTATTATTTATGCAAGTTGATCACGATCAACCTCAACGGTGTCTTCACCGAAACCGTTACAGTTAACTATGCAAGCATAAACCCTCAATCGTCCTGATGTAACGTCAGCAGAACCAGCAATCAACTTAACGTCAATTGTGTCTGCAGTAGTTACAAAACATTCAAAAAGAGAGTCTGCACCAGTAATAACATCATTAGATTGTCCGTTAGATCCTTCAGCAAGAATACCTGTTGAACTAACATCACCACCATCAATAATATCATCACCTGCTGCAAAGTCGATATCAACGGTAGGCGAAGTACCGTCAAATGCTTTTAGAACTTCTGCTCCTGCAAACAAAACAAAAGTATTTACAGGAATTTCTAGAAGTTGAAAAATGTCTCCATCAGTACAACTGTAGCCATCAGCAGTCAAGGTATCCATATCAAGAATAGCTTCCACCATTCTCATAACTTGTCCACCTCGACTTGCTTGATTTGCAACAATAGAGCTAGAATTTACTCCAGTTGTGCTTTTGGAAGTCATATCAAAAGTTGCCATAATATCCCTCCTATGCTACGTTGTACTTAGCAGTGGCAATAGCCTCTGGACGTAGAATCTTACGACCATAAAGGTGCATACCACGCACAATATCAGCAAAACTATCATTATCACGATACGTTTCCGTCTTCGTAATTTGACTTGCTGTGGCTACCGCTGAGTCATGTCCAGCAACAATAACACCAAAGTTGCTGTTCTGGTTGGCCGTACCTGACGTACCCGGACCAGTTCCAACTGAAGGTAGATTGTTAGAAACATAAACACGGAAACCATAAAGGTTGTTAAGAGCCAAGCCATTGCGAATAGCACCCGACTCACCGAAGTCTGAATTTAGAAGACGAGAATCTTCATCCATCAATACTTCCATGAAGTGTGGGGATACTACTAGCCAACGACCATCTTTATCTACAAACTGTGTATCTAATAGACGATTCATTCTAGCAATGACCATATTAGGTGATGCAGTAGCAGTTGGAAGCGCACTGGCTCCGGGCAAACGAGCTGCAACTGGAATTGAATGCGTTCCAGCAGAACTTGTTGTAATGTTACCAAAGTCACCTTTCTTCAGTTGCATGGAAGAAAGCAGTTCATCTGCACCTGCAGTTGAAATAGCTTTTGTTCCAGATACTGTAGTATTAGCAGTACTAGCAACAGCATTAAGAGAAGCTTGAGCAAAACCTGAAAGGTAGCCAAGCACTTCCATGTCATACTGATCTTTTAGGCGATAACCTGCACGATCAGATGCCATTGATTGGAAGTTCACATGAGAATGTGCTTCTTCAATATCGTCAACCTTAAATGCAAAGTAATTAGCTTTGTCTACGACAAGCTGAAAATCTTCGTCATCAAGGTCTTGAGGCGTAACTTGAGCACCACGAGCATACTCTTTGACCGTGATCTCAGGCTCTTTGATGATACGAACTGTATCACCGAAATTAGCGATCTCACCAAAGTAATCATTATTGGTGATATCTTCTACTACAGACGACTTACGAAATGCAAGTTGCGTCTGCTTTGAATATATTACAGGGCTAAAATTGCCATTCGGCAGATTGTTATACCCTGCAGCACGAGTAAAAGCCATTTTCCTCTCCTTTTTATCGTGTACAGTGGGCAAACTTTACCCACAAGCATAAAATTAGTTTATGCTTCAGGGACATAACTTTTATAGGGCCAGCAAATTAGGGGTAGGATATATAGATGATCAGTCTACTATCGGCCTGTTTTACAGGGTTGCCAAAAAGCTTAATATAATGTGTAACAATTAGGGTTGGCATATATTACATATATGAGCCTAATTTTAAACTGATACTACACCATTTTAACTAAAAGAATTTATTTGTCAAGTAAAAAGTAAACTTACCTAGCACTTCCACTAATATCGTATATAAAGTTGCCAGTTCTAATAGCTTCCATTATAGCATCAGAATTCTTTTCATACTCTACAGCACTCATAGCTTCAACAGTAGACTCTTTCCATTTACCACTATCAGCATTTGTTTCAGGTAAAGATTTAGTAGATTTAGTATCTACAAGTGAAGCGGCAGATTTATCAGACTTAGGCTTTACCTTCTCTTCTTTAGCAAAAATTCCTTTGTCTACTTTATATAAGTCAATCGCCCTTGCTGCAGATCTAGCGTCTGTTTCATTTTCATATAACGCTTCTTGCACCCATTTAGGTTGATCTTCTGCCCAATCGTGAAATTCCTCACTTGATCGAATGTCATCAAAATCAGGATGTAAAACTAAAAGCTCTGCCTCTGCTTTTTCTTTTCTAGCAGAAGTTTGAAGAGTATCAATCTCTGCTAATCTAGTTTCAATCTCTTTTGATTGTTCTCTTGACTTCTTAATCGCTATAGTTTCTATAACTGCAGCTACATCAGGATATTCCTTTGACCACTCTTCAAGTTCTTCCTCAGATTTTGGAAGTTGAATTTGTGTTTTTGTAGCTTCACTTAGTTGACTTTGCAAAGCAGATATTTTTTCTTCAAACTCTTTTTGTTGTTTTTGAGAATGCCTACGAAGATCTCCATATCTTTTCTTAAAAGTTTTTTCTTCTGCGCTTACAGGAACTTCATTATCTTCCTCTTCTTCCTGTGCTTGTTGCTCTGCAACTTCATCATCTTCAGACTGTTGTCTAATAAGTTCTTCAAGTTCCTTTTCTTCGTCTTCTAAACTTTTACGATTACTGTACTTTTTATCTGCAATCGACATTACTTTTTTAACAGGTTCTACTTCACCTACTGCATCTACCATAAGTTTTTACTCCTTGTTGGGGCTAACCGTAGCCAAATCGGGGGGATTAGGTGAGCCAACATATGAGACTATTATACTAAAGCTAGTCTCTGGCTTTTATTATTCTCCTCCTGATCCTTCACCAGACATACGTGATCTAAATTCCTTTTCTACTTCTTCTGCAGTAAGTTTTCTAGTTCTGTCTGCATCATCTGCATCTGATGTAATAGCGGATCTTTTTCTTTCAAGTGTTCTATTTTTTTGTTCTTCTACTAATTCTGTGTATAATTGTTTAGCTGCTTCAGTTGGTATGATATCTATACCTCCTCGTTGATCTATAGGATTAAGAGCACCTCCTATACTTGATACTTGCCCTTCACTTGGAACGGTTCCGTATTTACCTGTATCTCCTTTAAGATTTGTTAAAGCTCGTATTCTAGCAGCATTGTTTTCATTAAAGTCAGGACTAATTAATAGTTCTCTAACTTTACCTGCAGCTTGTCTTGAAGCTTGTATTCTATTTTTACTTCTAGGATTAAGAAGGTTACTAACAGTAGGTATAGCTAATATAGCAGCACTAATACCAAGTGGAACTGCTAATGATGCAAGGGTCGTACCTGCAGCCGCTGTACCTGCACCTGCAGCACCAGAAGCACCAGAAGCAGCACCTGCAGCAGTCGTACCTGCACCTACATTAGCTGCTTCTAAAGTTGCAAGACCTGTATTTAATCCAGCACCCGTTAAGCCCGTTCCACCAGCAATACCACCTCCTGCACCAATAGCACCTAATGCTTCAGCACCAGCCAACTTTGAAAGGCCAACATTTAATGCCTGACCTGTTAAACCAGTTCCACCAGCAATACCACCTCCTGTACCAATAGCACCTAATGCTTCAGCACCAGCCAACTTTGAAAGGCCAACATTTAATGCCCGACCTGTTAAACCAGTTCCACCACCAGCAGCATTAACAAAATTTTCTGCTCCTGATTTAACCATACCGCCTATTAATTCTTTAAGACTTCCACCTGTCTGTCGTACAAAATCAACTAACTCTGAACCTCCCGGTACACTTTCTAATAACTTTATTCCTCCCTCTACTAATTTTCCATCTGTAAGATCATTAATAGTGTTAAATGCTCCTAAAGCTCCCAGTGCAGTCGCAGTAGTTTTAGCCGTGTCTCCTAATTCTGGAAACTCAAAAGAAGAAGGTTTTGAAATAGCAGGTATAGTCGTAGTTGCATCTCTTTTACGATATCCTGCAGGAACTCCTCCTTGTACTGCACCTCCAATAGTGGTTAAATATATAGTATTGCCTTGTTCATTAACAAATTCTTCAATGTCATACCCTCCCGGTAAACCAGCAGCAGTAGCTTGTGAAGCTCTATATGTTGGAGCTTGTGGTTGTAACTGAGCAAAAGATGAGGGAGCCACAGGAATCGGTTGACCACTGACAGGTCTAATAGGTTGTTGAGCAGTTGTAGTAGTGGTAGGGATAGATTGAACAGCTTGCCCCGGAATAGTAGGAGGTGTTAAAGTAGGCACTTGAGGTAAAGCAGTGGTTTTTAAACCTCCAGTTTGAAACTGCTGAGTTTGCATATTGCCTTCCATGTCCATAGTAGGTAATGGAATATTGTCAGAAACAGTTTGTTCTTCTGGGTTACCGACCATACCCATTTGATCCATTTGTTCTAGTCCATCTTTAGCAACCTCAAGAGACTTCATATAAAAATCTACACCGTGATATCTAACAGCATAGTCAGGTATTACAAACTCACCCGGACTGATTGCGACTGTTTCATCATCACGCACACCTTCTGCAGTAGCTCCTACTGGTATTTCATTTCCACTAACCGGATCTACTTCATCAGGATCTGCTACAAGACCAGAGCGCATCATTTGATCTTGCATGTTGTCTTCAGCCATATCTACATTAGACATATTTGTTCCACCTTATTATTTAACAGAATTTACCTCATCTCTAAGTTGTTTGAGTTTTCGTAAAATAGCTATAGCACCTTGTGCTTGATAAATACTTTGCATCTCTACATTTTGTTCTAAGTTTGCTTGTTGTCTTTGTATCAACCATTCAATGTAATTATTGAAGTGGTCCCATTGGCGTTTGTTGTTGACCAGCGTTTTGAGCTTGCTGAGTAGGTTGCTGTGGTTGTTGCGGTGTTCCACTAAATTGTCCTTCCATTGGTACAGGTGCTGCTCCTACTCCTATGTTACCTCCTCCTCCTCCTATTTGATCATTAGGATTTACTCCTTGAGCACTTGGAGCTTGTGCTTGTGGAGGTTGTTCTGGTTGTTGCTGTTGTAGTATTTTTGCTTGACGCATAGCTTCTTCAGGAGTATTACAAACTTTATCTGGATCAAGTCCCATAGAATTTGCTATTTCACGAATAATAGAAGTAAACTTAGCAAAAGGAGCTAGAGCAGGATTAGCTACTACCTGTAAGAATTGTAATAATCTTTGACTACGAACTTCATTAGCCATAAGACTTTCAGTTCCTCTAGCTTTAATTTCAAGATCACCTTTTATTTCAGGATCAAAATTAAATTGCATATTAAAACTATAGAAGGCTTCTCCTAAAGGACGAAGTAAATAATCATCAAAGTTTTTTATAACAGTTTTTACACTTCCTGCAGCAGCACCCATAAGCATAGATATGCCAGCAGCAGTTCTACCAGTGCCTACTACACCTGTTTGACCATGAGCAAAACTTGGTAAACCTGTAGCTTCATCAGTAAGCTGACGAGCTTTATCAAACAACTGCATATTTTCATTACTTACATTAGGAAATTTAGTTCCAAATATAGCTTGTCCCGGTGCTCCACCTTGTCTTCTAAATACTTTACCGGGATATACTTGTAAGTCTTGCCCCGGCACTAAATTAGTTTCATCCACTTCAATAAGAAGATTGCCACTAAGAACAGCATTATCTACTGCCATTCTCATAAAACCATTCATTAATGTTTGAGTATCGTCCATATTTTCAGCAAGACCGATACCAAAAAAGCTATAAGGATTAAGTTCATAAGGCACAGCATAAAAAGGTATACGAGCAGGTTTAAATGGATTTACTACAAGACGAAGAATAAAACTGTTACATATCCAACAATTTACCTGTATTTGGTCAACGTCCTTAAATTCTTTGGGTAGTTCAATACCGTACTCTTCTGCCATACTAGTATCCATAGTTCCCCAATATTCAAATATTTGGTAACGCTCTGGATTGTCATTTAAATAATAGTCTTTAAGATCATCTTCCCAATATTCACTAGAGTAAACTTCACCCATTTCAATACAACGATCAATAGCTTCTTTTCTAAAGTAAGGCCTATTTTTTAACTGACGTATTTGTGATCTAGAAAGTCTATGTCTTTCTATAACGTAAGTAGCATCGTCCATGTTCATAGAGTCGGGATCAGGATAAAAGTCCCAACAGGATACGTGCTTAACTTGAGGCACAGTTTTAAATGTAGGTGTGTACTCTCCATTTTCATCCCAACTAGGATACTCTTTATCTATTGCAAATGGACCTTTTATAATACCTGTACCAAATAATGCACACTCAAAAGCAGAAGAACGAAGATGCTTACTTGCACCTGATTCTTCTAATTGATCCATGATTTGCTTTTCCATTTTCTTTGCAGCTACCATAGCTGGATGAAATGTTACAGCACTTGGAGTAAGACCTTCTCCTTCAACTAAACCTTCAATCTCAGAAAGTTTTTCTTCTAATGGACCAAGTTTTATTTTCTTTTCTTGTAAACTTGCAAGAGTATCTCCAGCTTCAAGATCCTGACCGTCACCGGGAAAACCATAAGGACTAGTAGCTTCTCGATCTTGCTGTTGCTCTTGTTGATCTTCAGGAACTTTTGGATCAAAATGAACTGCTTCGCTTACTCCTTCAGGAAGAACAGTGGGTTCTATACTTAAAGGAAACTTTTGTCTTGCAAATAGAACATCTGTTATTTGACCATACGCTGCAAGAACTTTTGTTTTTGTTACTTTTATAAATACTCTAGAACGCTCTGCTTCAGTAAACTGAACGTCAGGTCCATATATACCTCTGTAGTTTCTATAAGACTGTAACCATCTTTCTTCATCAAACCTACGCCAGTCTTTTGATCTATTGTATCTTTCCTCTATAAAAGCAACTAGCTGAGAGTACTCAGCATCATCGTCTTTATCTTCTAAGACTAAAGGATTTGCATCTTCAAAATTTTGATCTGACATATTTAATATCCAAAGGTTGCGTCAGAAGGTAAATATCTATCTGACATATGCTCTATTGTAAAATCGAATATACCTCTTCTAGGTCTACTCATTATACCATAGCGTAGTGCATCATATAAGTGATCTTCTGATTTAGTATTTACATCTTCGGGATTCTTTGGGTCAAGAGGTATAGAAGGTAACTGTGATACAAGATTAATACAGCTATGAAAGATAACCATGCCGGGTGTGTCATTATCGTCAAAACTTTCTTGAATTTGTAACCGTCTATGTATTTCATTTTTACCTGCTATTCTACTCCCTGCACTTCTATCACTGGGTCGCCAGCGACAACCTTCCATAATCATTTGTTCTGCAAGAGATGGTCCCGTATCTCCACGTTTATGCCAACAGGAACTATCAAGAACACCATATAGTATTGTACCATCTTCATCTTCTAAATGTAATATTTTATTAGCTAAATCTTTTGCTAACATTTTAGATACATACAATTCTCTATATATTATTAACTGTCCATCTGGAGCTACAGTAAACCAAAGTACAGCACTATAAGAACCATACCCATAATCACATGCTCTAAACTTGGGCCAGTTTTTAGGTATATCAAAAGGCTGTACAACATGAATTGTTCTATCAAATTCTGGAAACGCTGCACCTTCAGATACATCCCAGTTTCCCTCTAGTAATCTTTTTCTTTGACTTTCAGGTAATGAAAGTAGCATAGTTTCATAATCACCACTTTCAGATAGGTATGGATTATCAAATAATTTTGCAGGTATAAACTTTCTTTGAAATAAAGGTTCACCTTCTTTTGAATGACCTGAAGGATAAACTAAAGTTTTTCCATTTTCATCAGTAGCCCAAAACTGTTTTCCTGCAGGAGAAGGATCAACAAAATATTTCTTTACCCAAACATGTCCTGCACCACCGGGGTTAGTAGTAGCTCTCATGTACACTGGTAAATCAGGAGCAGTAGACCTCAGACGAGAACGAAGATAATCCCAAGCAAATCCTGTGGGCCATTGCGTGAGTTCGTCAAAGCCTATCCAACAAAAAGACAACCCTTGGTAGCGGAGTACATCATCATCTCTATCTAGATATGACAGCCACAATCTTCCACCTGCAGGGGAGGTCCACTGCATCTTTCTTTCCGACCACTTGATACCGGGAATAATTTTTGGATATAATTCTTGTGATTTCCAAACTAACTCTCTTAATTCTTCTGTGGTTCTACGAAGTAGTAAACCTGAAAATTGTGGATGTCCTAAGTAGCGCAGTGGATCAGCTAACATAGCGTAGCTTTTTCCTCCTCCTGCCGCACCACCATATAATACTTCTCTTTCTGCTGCCGCTAAAAAATCTGTTTGCGGTCCGTCATTAGGCTTAAATAAAATATTATGCTGTTCATCAAAAGTTAACTCAGGTATTGTGTCTTGAACAACAACTTTAGGGATGTCTATCTTCTTCTCTTGCTTCTTCTTTCTTCGATCCGATACGTTTGCTCTCAATCTCTTCAAGTTTTTCGAGGGCTTTTTTATAGTTGTTAAGCCATGTTTTATATGTTTTTGCCTTACTCTTCCTTTGCTTTTCGATTTTGATTCGCTTTCTGAGGCCAATGTAGGAAATTTCTCGTCCTGTTCTGTCACTTAACCACCTCGCTACTTCTCGATATGAGTATTCTTGTAAATATTTTTTTGCTAATTCTAGTGCCTCTAATTCCTCTATTATAGGTATGAGTAAGTCTTCATCATTTTTATCTACTTTATATCCAAAAGGTATAGTTCTACTAATTCTAGGTATGGCTAACCATTCATTATCTTCTTGTAAGCCTACTGGATTAGGCATTTCAAAATACGCAAAATTACGCATTATGATATGGCAGACTCTTTTGGAGGTAATAACATGATACCACTAGGAGCAGTCAACTCTACCTTATCTGTTTTATGAATACCTATACGGTCTAGCAATTCCTTTGCTGCATTGAGCCTGTGTTGATTGCCTAGCTCTGAAGGACGATCTAGAACATTAATCATTGCTCTAGCTGCTCGTGGAGCATTCATGGCAAGATACTCTCTTGTAAGTTCAAGCACTTCATCTTTTACAGAACGTAGAACTTCGGATGAACTTGTCCCTTCACTGTACCCTGCTATCTGTTTTGCTCTAGTGTAATCACCTTCAGCTTCATCAAAAAGCACTTTAAGAAATGTCTGTTGTTTAGTAGTAAGTTCTCTCACTTGCGTAAACTCCTATCTCCAAACCACCAAGCTACAGCCGTAGTTGTTAAGAACATGAGTTGATTAGATAACTCACGTACAATCTCATGGTTATCTTGAATACTAAAGAATATGTATCCTGAGAAACCTAACAAACCAAAAGTAAGTATAGGGCGAACAAATCTTAGTATAGAAGATATGACAGGTGTAGCAGGTCCATAAGAAGCATCGTGAGCATACGAAGCTGACCTCATTTCTGAATCAGCTTGCACTTGAGCTATAGCTTGTTCACTTTCAAGTTCCTCTTGTCTTGCAGTCATTTGTAATTGTTGAAGTTGTATCTCTTGATCAAACTCCAGTTTCATCTGCTTCAGTTCTTGCTTCTTTTCTAGAAACCTACCTACTGTACCAATAGCACTACCTACAATACCTGTAGCACCCCCTGATAAAACTGTAGCTATAATTTCAAACATGTAAACATTCCTTTACCACGTTGCATGAAACTTTCTGTTGTCCACATGCACAAAACTGTTATAGTGTATACCTAATCCTCTAAAGCCTACTAACCTAGCAGTGTCTATTATGTCTTGCTTATTAACACCTCTTAGTGATATATCAAATGCAGTAGCAGGACGTATCTTTGTAGCTCTATGTTGACTTTTTGGTGCTCCACCTACCATTGCATTATGTCTAGGACATCTAGCAGAACTGTTAATAATAATTGGTTTGCCTATGAGATCTCTCAATCTTTGTAATTTATCTATGGCTGCATCTTCTATAAATATAGTTCCACAGCCACATTTACATGCGAGTTCAGACCAAAGAAAAGATCGACTTGCGTATTTCATGTCAAAGGCAATTTTAAAATATTCCAAAGCAAAGTAACCATGCCCAAAAGAACTGTCACTGTAGATCCCATAATAATAGCTTCAAGTCTTCGTATTCTTCCTGATAAAGAATCTAATTGACGTTGTGTGGCTTCTGCTCTTACTGTGCATTCTCTTTCATGTGCTAACATTTCAGATTGAACTTGTACGGCTGTAATCATTATGCAACTTCTTGTAAAGTTGTATCTATTTCACCTGTTTCTAAATTCATATTATCTAAAACAGGCACTGACGTAGATTCTCTTAATTTTGCAGCTTCAATCATATCCTGTGGCTCCACTCCTGAATTTTCACGTTGACCAAAAAGCATAGTTACATTTATACGCTTGTTATCAAAACCGGGAAGAAAATTTACATCTGCTGTTTTATGAAACAGATTAGAATTAAATAGAACGCATCTGTTATACTTATATGGAATGTAAACTGCTTTTGATTGTTGTTTATCTAAATACTCAAGCACTTCATCTTTGTTGTCGCCATTGTATCTATTAAAGTCCCAATCTACAGGAGCACCTGCATCCCAAATCCACATGCCCCCTGTCTTACCTATATCCTTTTCTTTATCATAATCTCTATTTGCTTCTGTAGGTGTAATCCAAAAGTTTACATTGACAGCGGCAAAATCAGCATGTACATCTATACCCGGACATTTTGATTCATACTTAAATGCCCACATTTGAGCTAAGTTACGTTTATTTGTAGTATTAAATATTTTAGGTAAGTTCTGTACCATCTCCAATGCAAGTGTCTCTAAAACTTGAGGATTAAAACCATTCTGTCTAAACGCACCTAGATAACCTCTACCATAAATTGTATTCCAAAAAGGAAACTCAAGACAATAATCTTTAAGTTTCTGTAATGCCTCTAAGTTCATAAAGTCATCTATAACTACAATATTAGGTTTTGTCTTATAATAATTTTCTTCTACTATATTAAAAGGTAACTTTTTATTAATAGCACCTTCATTATGATTGTGATGAGGAAGTACTAATCTACCTGAATTAAGTAACCAAAGAAGTTGACCTATATCATGTGCTTCTTTCATGTGAAGCATGTGTTCCTTAAAAGGCTGGTCGTTAGAATTTTCTAGTGGATTATATTCTTTCTTTGTTTCTTTTGCTTTTGCTCTACGCTGTTTTCTATTCATAAAGACACTACGCCTTCTTTTTAGTTCTCCTAACGGGACTTTTACCTTTTGCTTTCATTGGTGCTCCTACGGCAATCATTAAGCTTACACCGCCTTTAGGTTTATCTTTTTTATCTGGTACATACCTACCTTTAAATTGTTTAGCTGCAGCACGAGCGTTCTTTTCACCTTCTTTTGTATAGGGAAACATTACTGTAGGCATATTACTTTTTCCCTTTATTAATAGGTGTAATCTTAGAAGCCATACCTCCTACATAAAACATACCACTCTTACGATAGTCTATATTACCATTACGACTTTTCTTCATGCCACCTTTGGCTAACTTTACTCCTCGTCCTTTTAAAATATCTGCTTGTGAAACTTTACCGTCACCAGTAAGATCAGGGAAACCACCTTTTTTTAATTTAGGTTTTGGTTTACGTCTAGGTAAAGGTTGATTTTTTTCTCTCATATTTCTATTAAACTTTAATAAACTGTCAAATTCGTCCCTATCAATCTTACCTTCTTTAAACATACTTCTAATTTCAGCATCTGTTGGACCTCTGGTGCTAGATTCTTTTACGCCCCCTCGTTGAAATTTTTGTTCACTCATAAATTTATCAAAGGCTTTTTTGTCTTTTAATGTATTGTTAAAAAATGCTTTATCTGGACCTGAAGCTTCTTCCATTGCTTTTCTTAAATCAGTCTTTTTAAATTGAGTTGAAAATCTTCTAACTACATCTCCATAGTCTACAGGATTTTTCAAATCAAAATTTTTATTATCTTTAAATTTTTTTAAAGAATCTATTAAAAATTTCCCTGCATCTGTAACTATGTTAATTTTACCCATGTTATTTTCTCCTTTTTACTATTGATTTTTTACGAAGAGTTCCACCTCGTTTAAAATTTTTTATGTCTCTTATTGCAGGTTCAACTTCTGTAGCTAACGTAACTGTACCATATTTTCTCTTTGAGGAAGCTGTACCTGCTATATCAGTAATTTTATCAATAGCTTTTTTAGCTGCTTCAACACTTCGATGAGAGCTTAAAGGTTTTCCTAATTTAGAAGCTGCTTTCCCACCAAGCTTTCTAACTACATACTTAGCGGCTGCTTTACCTGCTTGAGAAGCGGCAGCTCTAGCCCCAGCCCCAAGCAAAAATACTCCATATGCTAAAGGAGCTACCATTATCTTTTACCTTTCTTTTTGAAAAAATTAGGTATGTCACTTACTGTTCCAGTTCCAGTATAAACATATTTTTTACCTTTATAATTAACTTCCTTTTGATATTTCTTTAGTCCACCTTTTTTAAATATTTGAAATCTGTCTAGAGCTTTAAGTTCTTCTTCTGTTGGAAGCTCACCCTTGCTCCCAAGTCCCATTTCTTCTGCAGCTTGTCTTCTTGTAAATGATGGTGGTCTTTGTCCTAACAGTTCTTCAATTCGCTCGCCCATTCTTTCTGGCATGGGTTCACCTTCTTGTCTACGACCTGTTTTAGGGACAAGATTTTGTCTACCACCGAGATAGGAATATTTGTTAAAATTCTTTAGTATTTTACCTAAAGACTCTGGTGTATTTTGTCTGAATAATTTTTCCCCCTTTGGTGTGAGAATGCGAGTAGTCTCTGGTCCTTCTGGATCTAATTCTCTTTTAATTTCTCTTTTCCGTTGTGCTATAAGGCTCCTTTGTTCTGGTCCTGTTAGGTTTTTTTCTGCTTTTCTAACATTTTGTAATCTTTTTTCTTGTGCTTCTGTAGCTTTTAATTTATCTTCTTGTGCAGCCGTAAGCTTTTTACCCTTTCTCCCCGTGCCTTTTACTTTATTTAATGCTTCTTGTAATTTTTTTAACTTTTCTTGTCTTGTTTTAGTAGGATTTTTTTCAAGCTGTTTTTTAATTTTTTCAATGTCTTTATTTAAAGATTTAGTATATCTAGCCTTTCCCAACCCTGTAAGTTTTAAAAGTTCAAGGGCAGTTTTTACTTTTGCCATAATCTATTCTCCTTCATTTTCTATGTAACTTAATATATGTTTTTTTCTGGCATAATCATTATGACATTTACAAAAACAGTCATAGTCAATACATTGCTTACCTCTGCATTCGCACAGATCGGGGGCAGAGCAATTTTTGCATTTACACGCCATACTTATTTTCCATGAATTTTCATAGCAGCACTGTGTGATTTATCAAAAGACATTCCATGCTCCATCATAATTTTCATAGAATCTAAATGCTTTTTAGAATGACCACCTACAGTTTTACCTTCTTTATTTTTATGAGGCTTCGCATGTAATTTAAGTTTATCTTTTTGTGCTTGACTGAGTTTCTTTGTTTCCACTGCTTTATTCCTCTAATTTTTTATCTTCTATGTATTGTTGTAAATCAATTACTTTATCTTCAGATACGATCCGTATAATTGTGTTAGTTACATTTATTTCTTTTTTTAAAGATTCCATACGAATCATAAGTAATTCAAGCTGTTCTTCATAAAAATGTAATTCACGTTCTTTACGAAGCTTCTGCTCTATTATATCTGAAAGTAAAATTATAGAAGAGTTGGGTACTTGTTCTATCATGTTAAAAAGCTATAGAGAAAATAAAACCTATATAAGATTCTGTGTTCATAGATGTTATGTAAAAGTCTATTTGATATCTGTCACATAATTCTAGATTCATCTACTTTTACACTTTACACATCTTATTTTTTAGCCAAGTAGAAAGTTCACTTAATTTTAAATGTACTTTTGCTACAGGCCAAGTAGCCCATCCCACTACTTTTAGTGCTACAAGAATTACCCACGTTGTTACATTCTTTATGTATCGTGGAAATGGAACTACAATCTTATGCATACCTTTATCTCCAAAAACTCTATGATATAAAACACCTACTGTCATTATCTCTTCTTAGCAGCAGCTTTCCTTTTGGGCATCATGCCACCCATCATCATCTTTTTCTTTTTCATGGGTTTGCCATACATACCGCCACCCATCATTTTTTTCATTGGTTTCTTCTTATGTCCCGGCATAGTCAGTTCACTCCCCTTAGTCTTGGTTCCAGCCTTCGGCTTTCATGGCATTATAAACTTCTTCATATGAAAAAGTTCTGCCTGATGCTGCACGTATGGCAGCACGAACATATACTACGTCATGGTGGGGTAATCTAATATGGTCTTGATAGTTAGCCATACTTTGATAAAACTTTTCTAAAGTTAGATCATTATACCATTTTAATGGTTTTTTCTTCATTGTCAAGAAAAAAATTACACTAGATCAGATAAGTCAGGCGGTTTATAATTTTCAGACTTCATAACTTTACCGTCTTTTCTATGTATTGGATTGCCATTAGAATCAAGCTTAGACATATTAGAAGCATGGACCCTAGCAAAAGCAGTATCGAAATCCCACCCATAAGTATCAGCCATACCCACACAGACAACCACAACATCTACAAGTTCCTTTAATACATTCTCTGCAGGTTCTTTGTTTATAGCTTCAAATAGTTCTAAGATTTCTTCATTTATAAGTGACTTACGAAATAATCTTAGCTCTGCAGCTTCTACACTTGCAGTATGATATTTCTTTTTTCTAGGACATTTAAAAGCTTTATGAAAAACGTACAAACTTTCTCCTACAGACATCTCTGTCATCTTATCTGTCATTCAACCTCCGTTAATATATATATACTATACATATATGTTATAGCTTTTTTATAAATCAAATGTTAATATTTGCTTATGTTGTATGTGCTATAACACATTATACTTATGTTAGTTACCCTTGTCAATCATTAAATTAATTAAAAAAACTCTAGCAAAGTATTAACAATTCTTGTCAGCACTGAAAGTGGTTAACAACTCATTTACCTGATCTGTGTATAACCGTGTATATACGTACGTAGTGACCCCCCATGCCCCCTACGGGGCATACCCTCTCAAAGTTAGCCGAAGGCTAAAATGTTAGCATCGAAGATGCTAAATATTTGAAAATGTGTAACATTTTCAAGGTTGTTATTTATTACCCTTTCACTTGTGAAAGGGAAATAAATAACAATACAGCATTTTGCATCGCTGATCCACTATCAGCAGTGGAGATAGATCATAGACTTTGTCAAGATCTGGCATCCGGCAAAATTGTTGGAGGCAGAGGACCCCCCCAAACCAAAACCTATAATATCTTTTTGCAAGTGAGTTCTTACGAACTGCAAAAAGAGATTATAGAGAATATAAACCAACCAACCAAATGGAGAACAACCATGGAGAATATATATCCTTTCTCAGTTAAAGAAGTACCTTACACTGAAGATAAAAATGCTTTTGTGATAATGTTCTATGATCAAGAAGTAGATCCTATGTCTGGAGTGTTTGAAACCAGGGAGGATGCTTTGGATCAAATTTCCATTCTGGAAATGGCGATCTAAATCACAAACCTATATATACTCTTTGCAGTGAGTTCTTACGAACTGCAAAGAGATATATAGATAAAATAAAAATCAACCAACTAACTGGAGAATAACTATGAATATATCTCAAGAAAAGAAACTACTAAAGCTGTTCCATGTCTCTAAAATGATTAGAGAGAAAGAGGAGAGAGAAGCTCAAAAGATGTACGAATGGTGTGTCGAGAATGACTGTTTGGGAGATGATTAAACACAAACCTATATATCTCTTTGCAGTGAGTTCTTACGAACTGCAAAGAGTATATAGAGAAAGGGCAACTGATGGCTAACCTATTGATCGGCATGTATTTTTCCATAGCACTACCATTTACGTTCTGGATTTTTATTATTACTTTGAACCTTTTTACAGGAGTTTAATTATGCAGCCTAAATTTTGTTTAGTAGCAATCACTGGCGATAAATCAGCAGATGGTATGAGTGACACAAATACCGTGTACTTGTTTGATGATAAACATCTTGATCATGTTCATGAATTCTTAAAAGCACAATTAGAGTATGAAGTGTTTATGGCAACATACAAAATACCATGTGAAACAGAAAGTGATGTAAAAAAGTATGATCAAGTTTGGGAAAATCGCTTTAATACTTTTGATAAACTAGAAGAAGTAGGTATTTTTAAGGATAAATGGGATTTTAGAACTACATGGAATTTTGCTTTGTATGATGAAATATCTTGCAACAAGGCATACAAACCTTGGAAACTGGTGATCACTTCCGAATAAACCAAAACCTATATATACTCTTTGCAGTGAGTTCTTACGAACTGCAAAGAGATATATAGATAAAACATAAACCAACCAACCAAAAGGAGAACAAACATGGCTCATGCATCACAAGAACTTAAGAAAAAATTAACCCCTGAAATTAATAGAGTATTATCTAAGTATGGGATGAAAGGCACTATATCTGTTAGAAATCGAATGACGTTAGTGGTGACTGTAAGATCTGGTTTTATGATGTTTGATCAAACATTTGTAAATACCTGTCACATAGATAAATTCTATGAAGGTGTGCAAAAAGAATTTTTACTAGAGTTAAAACTTGCTATGGAAGGGCCAAACTTTTTTAACCACGATGACGCTTCGACAGATTACTTTAATAGATCTCACTACATAGACATAAAAATAGGAACATGGGAGAAGCCGTATGTAATTATAAAACCAAAAGAAATAAAAGTTAAAAGTAAATGGATACAATCAATCAACGCTAAAATGAAGGAGACTAAAATGGCTACTAATAAAAGAACTTGGCAACATTTTATCAATGGCGAATGGGTCAATATCCCCAATGATAGAACTACTTTTAAGACGGTATCACAGAGTGATCCGATCAGAGTGGTACATCCTAATGGATCTTGGTTTGTTACTCATAACAAAGATAAAGCTAAGCAGTTTAATCTTGAACTGAGTGCCAGATCCGCAAAATAAAACACAAACCTATATATCTCTTTGCAGTGAGTTCTTACGAACTGCAAAGAGTATATAGAGAAAGGAAAATTCAATGGTTCATACTTCCACGATGTCAGGTAAACTTGAGTTGTTCAAGTCTATCAGTACCAATACAGTAGTTAACTACTTCTGTTTTGATAGGTACAATAAAGCAAAGGTTAAGAATAAAAAGGCAGGTAAAGTAGTCGATATCTGTGGTATATGTTACAGTCAAATTATGCTTAGTTCATATAGAAAGAATGTGCAACCGGCATTGGATCGGAACGAAGAACTAGCAGAAAGGTTACTAGACAAAGAAGAACTACCTACTTACTTGGATGCTTTCCTTAGAATAGATGCTCATGGTGAGCTACTTACTCACAAGGTTGATCCAAGCACTGGTAAAGTTATCAAGACTTTTCCTAAGTATAATCACATAGAAAATCTATGTAGAATTGCTGAACATAATCCACATTGTAACTTTGCCTTGTGGACTAAACGAACAGAGATAGTTAAACCTTTCTTTAACAAACGTACTAAACCTGCCAACTTGATCTTGATATATTCTAATCCAAAGGTTAGTACAATCTTGACTTCACCACCTACTCACTTTGATAGAACATTTAATAATGTCTTAGAGGATGAGTTTGTAGATCAGCAAAATTGTACTGGTCAAAAATGTAAAGATTGCTTGCTATGTTATACCAAAGATAATGGTGTGACTACCATAGTGGAGAAGGCAAAGTTTTATGTAAAGGAGAATTAAAATGACTGAGGAATTTGAATTTTACCACGACAACGGTCAGCTATCTGAAAAGGGTAACTACAAGAACGGTAAACAAGAAGGAAGATGGTTCTATTACTACGACAACGGTCAGTTAAGTGCAAAGGGTGACTACAGGAACGGTAAGAAAGAAGAAACGTGGGTCCATTACTACTCAAACGGTCAGTTATGGGACAAGGGTAACTTCAAAAACGGTAAGTATGAAGGAACGTGGGTCACTTACTATAGAGACGGTCAGTTAATGATGAAGGGTAACTTCACAAATGGTTATCGAGAGGGAATGTGGGTCGAATACCACTGGGATGGTTCAAAGGATACCCGTTGGTCGGGTGTTTACAGTAAATATAAGAAAGTTTATGTAGAGGAGAACTAAAATGTTTATAGAAGTAACCAAAGATAGAGTGTATGGGAATGTTTTACACTACCCTGTTTGTCAAAAGGCAAAGTTATTTGCGAGGATTGCAGGATCAAAAACTTTAACAGAGCATACGATGAATTTGATTAAGGAGATGGGATACGAAATACGACTAGTTATTTGAACCCTATATATACCTGTGTAGTAAGTTCTTACGAACTACACAGGGATATATAGAGAGAGTAGAAACCGACAGACCAAGGAGAACTAAAATGACATTGGAAGAGGCACGAAAAATAGTAGGCAATACACCTACGTATGCACTTAGAAACATGGTAAAGGCACTTAAGCTACATCAATGGTTAAATACTGAAGACGATTGGAAGCGATTGAAAGCCGCCCAATTAATATTAAGGAAGAAGGAACATTCCGCACCATTAATATTGAGGAGCAAGTGACATGTCAAAGACAGAATTTCCCTTCATAGTTTTGACTGATACACATGATCAGTCACCAAAAAGTATGTCAGCTTTTACAGTACATAGTGTAAAAGATTTTTTAGATTTTGCACAGGAAGAGGCAGACTGGAGCTACATAGTATACAATGAAACTAAACTTGAGGAGAGTTTCGGTTCCCTTGAAGATTGCCAAGATGAAGTAGTTAATGGCTATGATTGTTATGGCCTTATATTGACGATCATTATGGCCTTGAGGCATGGCAAGTTTTGTATAGCTCGCCATCTAAAAGAATGGTAGAAATTTCCACTGAGCATCACCATGAGTATTATACTTATGAGAATGCACCAAATATTCTTGATGCGGCTATGGACTATATGCAGAGTGAGGAGGACTGCCAGTATTTCTCCACAGATGACACAGTAGAAATGTTTTCAGCAACGTCTTTACACCATGAATGGAGGGCTGAAAAATTAATTAACCAACAATTAGATGCAATCAAGGTACTTTATGCACCATTTAATTAATACAACTGTATCAATGAGATAAAAAGGAGGACTAAAATGACTTACGAGGATTTAAGGCAATACCTCAACACGTTAAG